CGATCGGCCGGTTGTAGCCGAGCAGCACGTGGCCTTCGGCGTCGACCCCGTACTTGATGTCGACGCGGGTGGTCTCGATGGTGGGCTGGCCGAGCCCGCGGCGCTCGAGCGCGCGGCGTTGTTCACGGTTCACTTGAATACCTCCGCTTGGGAAAGGTCAGGGTAGGGGTCGTTCGGCAGGTCGGGGTTGTCGTCTGGCAGCGCGGCGAGGCGAACGAGGCCGGCGGCTGCGATCTCCGGGCTCATGTAGCAGTGCCAGCCGATCATGTCGAAGCTGTCGTCCTTCGGGGCGACGCCCTCGCGCCGGCCGTCGAAGCGCGCGCGGCGCAGCCAGTCCAGCGGTTCGGTACCGTCTGTCAGGATGGCGCCGCCCTGCTGGATCCCGAGGGTCTTGGTCCAGTGGAAGGACACGCAGACCATCGCTCCCTCGGCGCCGCGGGCGGTCTCGTGGAACATGCCGCGGCGCATGCGGCGCGCGGCGTCCCAGACCGGAAGCGGCGAGAGCTGGTAGGCGCCTGCCCACTCCTCGTCGCGGAACACAGGGCGGCCGCCGGCGTGGACGATGCTCATCGGCACGCCGACGTAGGTGCTTCGGGATCTCGATCCTCGGCTTCTGCTCGGCGACGGTTGGCATGCCCAGCCGCGCGCGGTGGTTCCAGTCGAGGTGGTACGCGGTTGCCAGCAGCAGCGCCATCGTGCAGCTCGAGACCGCGACCGCGTCGCGCGCGCCGGTGTATTCGGCCAGCGCGAGCTCGAAGTCACGGACCACGTTGAATGGGTGTACCTCGCGCATCGGCGAGAGCGTGCGGATCTGGGTCATTCCTCGAGCCTTTCGCGGTCGATCATCAGTTCGAGCTGCGCCATCGTCAGGCGCTTGGCGGTGTCGCTCTCCAGCGGCTGCAGGCGCGTCTGCCCGGGCGGGTTGTTCGGGTCCTTGACCCAGTACGTGCCGCCCTCGTCGCGGGTGCTGTATGGCGAGAACTGCGCGGCCTCGTGGCGGCTGATCATGGACTCGTGCATCTTCTCGCCCTGGCGCAGCCCGACCACCTTCCACTCCGGGTGCCCGGTCTTGCCGGCCTGCATGTAGAGCGCGCCGGCGAGCTCCTGCACCCGGTAGGCGGGCAGGTCCGGCACCACCAGCTCGCCACCCTCCATGCGCTCGATCGTCCAGAGCACCAGCTGCACCGCCTCGGCGGGCGTCATCCAGAAGCGGGTGCAGGCCGGGTGCGTGATCGTGATCGGGCGGCCGGCGGCGATCGCCTCGCGCCAGACCTCCAGCACGCTGCCCCTGCTGCCGGTGACGTTTCCGTACCTGGTGACCGCGAACTTCGGTTCGCCCAGCACCCCCACGTAGGCGCCTGCGGCGAGGAAGAGCTTCTCGGCCACCGCCTTCGTCGCGCCGTAGAGGTTCACCGGCTCGCATGCCTTGTCGGTCGAGAGCGCCACCACGCGCTTCACCCCGGTGTTGATGGCCGCGTCGATCACGTTCAGCGCGCCGTCGATGTTGGTCTGCACGGCCTCGCTCGGGTTGTATTCGGCTGCCGGAACCTGCTTCAGCGCCGCGGCGTGGATCACGACGTCGACCCCGCGAAACGCCTGGTGCAGCCGCTGCCGGTCGCGCACGTCGCCCAGGAAGTACCGCAGCCGCGGTTCGTCTGGGCGCTCGGCCTGCATGCGCGACTGCTTCCACTCGTCGCGCGAGAGGATCACCACGCACTCGGGTCCTGCCGGCATGCGCAGGAGCTCGCGCACCATGCGCTGGCCGAAGGTGCCGGTGCCCCCGGTGATCAGGACGCGCGCGCCCTCGAGGTTGAATGCCTTGTCGGTGTGGCGCATCTACTTCCCCTTTTCCATCCAGAAGCGCCGGCCCCAGCCGACGAGGTCCGTGCTCACGAGCCCGGCGTCGCCCATCTCGAAGACGGTGCGCCGGTAGGGCTTGGTGTTCTGCACCCCGGTGTGGCCGCAGAGCTCGGTGAACGTGAAGCGCTTGCCGGCGTTGTGGCGCAGAAACTTCAACACCTTCTCGCGCACCTGGCGCTCGCGCTCGAGCACCTTTGCCGTGCGCTTGCGGCCGCCGGGCTTGGCCTTGTGGCGCGGGTCCTCGGCGGCGAGCTTGCGCTTTTGCGAGTCGTGCATGCCGTAGCGGCGGTGCACCTGCAGGATCTCGGTGGGCTCGGCGAGCAGGATGCGGGCGGCCTCGCAGTGCGCGGGCAGCACCAGTTCGGCGGTAGCCTGGGCGCGGTTCATGCCAGTACCTCGATCGCGCGCACCTTGTCGCGCGCCATGCGGATGTACCCCTTCTTCACCAGCACGCGCAGCTTCACGGCGGCCGAGTTCACCGAGGCCCAGCCGAAGTGGTCGGCGATCTCGCGTTGCGTCGGCATCGGTTTGCCCTTGCGCTTGTGCTCGCGCAGCATCTCGAGCACCCTCGTCTGGGCTTCCGTAATCGGGTCCCTGCGTGGCATCTATGCCCTCCTGTCGTAGCCGTAGCGCGCGATCAGGATTGCCTCGGCGCGGTTGTGGTCCTTCACCCGGTGGATGTCGGCCTCGGGGTAGAGCCGGGCGGCCTTCATGCGCGCCTGGTCCTTCGATGCCGACAGGCCCATTGCCTTCTTCCACTCCTGCGGTCGCACGAGCTCGTGCGGGTACCCGCGGGCCGCCAGCACGCCCTCGATCAGGCCGGCGGTCAGCGCCAGCGAGAAGGTGCTGGCGACGCCCTGCTTTGGCATCGCGGTGACCGACTCAAGCAGCACGGCGATCTCGTTCTTGTCGTATCCCGAGAGCCAGCCCGAGAGGATCTGCGCCAGCGCGGCCGGCGCGACCTGGTTCTTCACGTAGGCGCCGCCGGCGCCGCGGGGCATCACCGGCATGTCGGCCACGTGGACGAGGCCATGGTGCGTGACCATGGCGAGCGCGCCGGAGATCCCGGGATCAATGCCGATCACGACCATCGTGCTTCTCCTCGATGTTGGCGAGCGCGAGCGGGTACGCCTGCTGTCCGGTCACGAGGCATTCGCGCTTCGCGCCCTCGGTCAGGCGTCCGGCGTCGAGCAGCTCCTTCACGCGGCCGCAGACCTGGTTGATCTGCCAGCCCAGTTCGCGCGCGAGCTCCTGGCGGGTCATGGTGGTGCCAACAGGCCGGCGGGCGAATCCTTCCAGCAGCTCGCCCTGCCTGCGGTTGACCTGCTTGGTCGCGCGCAGCCGCGCGATCGCCTCGTGGCTGGTGTCGCGCACCGCCGTGCGGGCCGGCTCCACCATCGGCGGTTGCGGTGCGAAGAGGTCTGGCTGTACGGCTGGGTTCATATCGGGAACTTCCTCACGCGAAGATCCTGCGGCCACTTGGCTGGGTCGGCGCCGGCGCGGTCCTTAAGGCGGATGCAGACTCGCTCGCCCTGATAGGCGGGCTGGTATTCCTCGGGGATCGCATCGGAGAACGCATCCTCGTCGGGCCACTCCTCCATGCTGTCGTTGCGCACGCGCAGCGCGCTGCCCATCTGCTTCACGAACACCGCCACGCCGGCCTCGCGGCACTGGCGCACGGTGTCGCGCGCCCACTGGATGTCGAACGGCCGCGCCGGGTAGCCGGGCTGCGCGCTCTCGCCGCCGACGATGATCCAGTCGAGCGCCGGTCGGTCGGCGGCACCGGAATACATCGAGCACGCGAGACCGCGGCGCATCGGGTACAGGTACGGCGTCCAGTCCACCTGCGCTAGGGCCGGCTCGTAGCTGACGAACCGCTTGGCCGCTGGCGTGGCGAGCAGCTTCGGGATGTCGCGGTCGGCCTCCTCCTGGTTGACGATCGTGGCGCCGAGCCAGACGTTCGGATAGGGGTTGGCCGAGTACGGCTTTCCCCACCGGCAGGAGGGCAGCATCTTCGCGGCGTTGCCGATACGCTTCGTGAGCAGCAGCCAGTCGAGGTTCGGCGTGTTTTCGATCAGGCCCCAAAGCTGAACGCGCCATTCCTCCGGCACTTCGTTGTCGAACACGTCCGCGAGCGAGGCGCAGAACACCCGGCGGCGCGCCGGCTTCCAGTCCGTGCGATCACACGACGGGCACGCCAGCGCCA